CTTCAAAATCTTCAAGGGTCCAGTGTGAGGTGTCAACACCGCGAGGGCGAACGCCGTACGCATCCTTGTACATGTCCCAGTAAAGTTCCCGGGCTTGTTCTAACTGTGATAACTCATCCCAAGATTTGAATTCTGTAGTCATTTTCAAGTCCTCTTTATCAGTTTCAATACAAGTATTGTATCATGGATACCATTTATTGTCAAATTTTGGCTATCAAATTAGCGTGAATTTCAGACATTTCCGACTGTTCTACGTAGAAATCCGTCCTAGGATCATAGTACTGGCCTTCTTTGTTGTCATAATACAACACTCTTCCGGAGAAATTGAACGGACCTTCTAGTCCCTGACGAGGACCATACTTTGTACGCATTTCGTCCATCTGATACTTGTCAGCAACAACTTTGTAACCCATAAGACCCTTTCAACTGAATAAGACTCTATTGTATACTAGAATCCATTTATTGTCAAATTTTATACACTATGGTATCATCACTACTTTTAGCGTTTTTTACCGTGTTCTGATTACTTTGTCGTTTGCTACTTTGAACTGACAATATATCAATTTTATTGAAACCAAACTCAGTATGATATTTTAATACATCATCTGCCATATCTCTATTACGAACCTTACCTACATTCCAACAACTTACACCATTGGGTCTCAAATGCTCTATACCCAACTTAATAATTTCACGTAAGAATCCATCAGCCCAATCCTGATACGTAGGTGTCTTTGTTATTGATTGAGTTGGTTCATGTGTATATACTTCTAAATCAAAGTATGGTGGGCTAGTCAATACCAAATCACATTTAGGTAAGTTATATTGTTTCATATTCAATGCATCATCACATATCAATGTAACTTTGTTTTGTATACCTAAAAAGTTTACAATACTCATTAAGTTATCGTATGTTTGTGTATTGGGTTCAAAAGCAATATAATGTGCTCCGTAACTTACTGCACCTAACATTCTTCCGCCCCAACCTGCACAAGGATCTAATACAACTTCCGGCTTATATTTAATACATGCTAGTTTCATCATTTGTGGACGATACATTGTATTTTTAGTAAGACTACAGCAAAAGTATATACCACGTTTCAATTCACTAAGATAAGGTGTGCTGTGACATTTACGATTCCATTTAAGAACTTTTTCTAAATTAGATTGAACCCACAAGCTTCTAAAACTTGTACCAGTACTGCTTTCAATGTCGTAAAAATTAGGACAATAGTGTTCACTTAATTTCATTCCTAAACGTGATGTGCTACTAATTGTTGTATCAGTAGTAGTCCACTTAGATAGTTGTTGCCAATCTTTTTTCAGTACATCATCTGAGTAATGAGGTAAGAAGTTATATTGTTCTAATTCTTTAGCCAGATTGGGTACGGCAGCGTCAAAGTCTGCATCTGATAAGTTACGTGTTGAGTAACGTACATTTAGAATGTCGGCTAATGTTACCATTGATCCAAGCTTCTAACCCACGGTAAATTAATAAACAATGGCCAGGCCTTTTTCTTAGGTTTACTATTGTACATCCAATCATCATTTTTACCGTTTGCACCTGATTGTTGTCTATTAAAAAAAAGATTTGACCCTAATAGATATGATTCTAAATCTTCTCTAGTAAACCATACTATATGTGAAGTATTTGGATTTGATCCCATAAGTATCGCTCTTTCCCAATCTTTGCCTATACTAAAATGATTAAAGATAAAACAATTAGGTTGTACTATGTCTTTATATCTATTTGCTAGACTGAATTTTACTTCAGTTTTAATATCAGTAACAATTCCATCATGACCGGAATTGGTTCTTGGTTTTATATCATAGCCCAAATCTAATAATATACTAAAAACTACTTCTTCCCCGTGTGCGCCCTTTTGTTTAGGATCAACATTTACGTAACCTTTGTGCGGCGTTTGTATCCAGGGATCGGCTTTTGGTGATAGTATATCCTGTGCTTTTTTATTGTTATAAATTATAGGATATACATATTTTTTATTATCTAAAATCATGTAAGACTCCAATTTAATAGTTGATAGTATTGTAACTCATCATACTTTTTAGGATAATATGTTCCCTCAATTCGCAAATGTTCATTTGTAAACATCTTATCCCAAATGTGTTTCAATGGGTTCCTTGGTTCAATAGCAATCATATGTGCATTGCCATTACTATTCTTTAACCAATATTCAAACTGTTTTGTACGTTTATTACTTTTATAAAAACTTGTCACTGGTGTCAATGTAGTGATTTGTTTAAGAGGAGGTGAGTCAAAAGTAGGTAATTCTAATTTAATTTCTCTTTTAAATGTGTCAAATTTAACGTCATATTCATAGAATTCAGGTAATCTAAAGACAATAGGCAACAGTTCTTCTGTAACTTTTTTATCATTACCATGAATGAATGTATTTAGGTCTTGTCTATATTTTGATAACTTAACGCTTTTAAGAGACCATAACATAATTTTTTTGCTAAAGTAATCTCTAATTTCATTGGCACGAACTCTATCAGGTTCTTCTACCCTTCTGAACAAGTTATCATCTAACAGGCTAGTAATACCTATGTGATGTGAACTCTTATCCTTAGTATCACGTAAACGTTTCCATGCAACACTTAGTGCTAATACATCTTCACTAGTTTCAATTACCTCATAACGTTTAACATAGTCACTTCTAGTAATGTTTTTAAACAGGTTATTAAGATAAGTATCATCTAATGAAATAGATGACTGGCCTAGTGTATTCATTGCACCGGTACCATTCAATGTTATTGTATTACTGCTATATGTATTATTAGTCAATTCGGATATCCTCCATGCCTGCTGTACGTAAACGCACAATATGTCCCATCTGCCATTGTTTAGCTTCAAGGCCCTTCATTATACCTAACCAACGATTTCGTAGTAATGCTACTTCATTGATAAGTGTTTCAAAGTCAACTACTTCATCTTCACCGTCAACATACTTTTCAGCATCACGGCTTGTCAATACTCTATTATACGCTTCTAAGTATTTTTGAAAATGTTTTCGGCGAATTTTCCGTAATTGAATATTAAGATAGTTCAATACTGCTTCTATCTCTTGTAGTTGATTAAATCTATGTTCTGTGATTCCGGGTAATGCGGCAATGTTCTTTTCAACATTACCGTATACCTTAACATCACTCTTTGCCGAAATTATTTCGTTATCATAATGACTAATAAAATCGGGTATCACAGCTAAATTAGTTGTGATCCTTGTATACCAATTTGACATTTAGTTCCAATCGTCTTGGTCGTCATCTTCTTCAAATTCTTCGTAATCATCTTCCGTATCATGCTGTTCAGCGTAACCTTTCAATGCCTTAAGCATTTCCTTGTCACCTTTAAACGCATCTTTGATATCGTCAGTTTCGTAGTTGTTGTCAATCAATAAATTGATTAATGTATCTGCGGCATCACTACGGTCATTGAAATCAATGTGTGTGCGTAGTGCATCCCAAACTTCAGCAACAAAATCTAAATTCATTCTGTACCCTCCTCCTCAGGTGTTACAGTACTTATCTTTGTTGTCGCTTTTTGACTATACTCTGACATAACTTTGTCTAAGCAACCGTCAGTATTTGCTTCCCATGCTTTACGAAACTTCTTAATGATTTCACCATCAAGTGTTGTATATACTAATGAATTACCTTCTTTCTTAACAAGTTCAGCTTTCTCAATCATATCTAATAATCCTGAGTAAGGGCTCATACCTGTTTCATAAGGAATCTTAACTTGCACAGATTCAAATGGTTTCGCATAGCGAGTTTTCATAATCTTACATGCCGCACGAATACCTCGTACATCACTAATCTTATTACCATCTTCATCTTCTTTAAGTTTTAGTTTCTTCATAGCAACAACAATACTTGAAGCATAAACGAAACCTTGACCGCCTGAGATTTTATCATCTGGATCAAACATATCTTGTGAAGCATATGTGTGATTAGTTGCAACTAAGCCGATGCCCAGTGAACCAAACATATTAACACAGTTACGAACAAGTGCTGTTAGTGCTTTAGGCTTACGACCCATGTCACCTTTCATATCACCTGCTTCAAACTGATTAACGTCAGTTGGTGTCAATAACATACCTAAACTGTCAATCACAAACAATACCTTAGGACGATCTGTTTCCGGTAGTGCTTTGTAATCTTTAACGAACATAGAAATAGTTTTTCCTACTTCGTCAATCATTGCCATGTTAAGTTTTAACAATTTACTGTCGTCTGTAGATACACCAAGTGCGTGTAGCCATGCTTCGTCAAGGGCATTCTCTGAGTCAACTAAGACTACAAAGATTCCTTGTTGTTGTGCGTGTCTAACGAGGTTCCCCGAGCAGATGAACGATTTACCTGCTCCTGACTCTCCGGCAAAGACAGTAACTTTACCAAGAGGTACGCCTTTATTAAAATCACCGCTAATGAGATAATTGAGTGCATAATTTCCTGTACTGATCCAATCAGTAGGATCGTTGAATCCTATTGATAGACCTTCAATACTTTTTGTAATGTCCTTACGGAACTTACTAATGTCGAATGGTTTAGCCATTATATTCCTTTTGTTTATTTTACGTGTACATGTGTACTATACACGTTGATTGTTTGTTTGTCTAGTATATCTGGACATTTTTCTGCGATAGATTCTAATTCCCAATCATTTGGATAATGACGTAATGCACCTCTAGCCCTATCTCTAATGATACTAGGAACACGAGGTGTTTTACCTGGATCGCATAATTCTTCCAATAGTTTCTTACCTTGCTTAATGGCGCGGTATCTTTCGTCTGGTAATGTCATGGAGTTCTCCTTAGGTAGGGAGCAAATGCTCCCTATTACCTTTTAAGACTTGTTTTGTCTAGCACGAATCATTGCTAGAATGTCTTGTGCTTTGTCACTTGAAGGTTGTGCTGTAGGAACCTTAATAGATTCGGCTGCTGCCATTGCATCTTCTTCCCATGGTGCTGAAGTTTCTGCTACGGGGGCGGTTGCGGGTGTGCCAGTTTCAGTGGACACTGTTTGTTTTTCCGCGGTTGCTCCTGCAGGTGCCTCTAGTCCCCAAGGACGATAGTAACTACCCCAACGCTCTAAGTCATATGGTTGACCGTCTACACTTGCGTCAAACATTTCTTTGATTACACGCAATTCTGCTTCGCCGGGACGCTTTGGCAAGAACTCTGCCAAATTATACAAGCCATGTGCTTCAATAGCGGCTTGCTCTGCTTCGGTCAATGCTGACTCTTTACGTGCCCAATTACTTGTTGAGTAATCAGCATAACCACCTTTACTTGTTTTCTTAATATTTAAATCAAGACCACGCATAAAGTCTGTTGGCAATTCTTCCATCTCAGGATCCATCAAACTTGCTTTAATGATTGTAAAGATTTGTGGACTAATAATGAATCTACGAATTGGGTTAGCTGGTGTTTTGTCATCACCAATTGGATTCTGACGAACAAAACCTTGAAACAAATAACTGCGTTTCTTCCAGTATTTGTTTGCTAACTCTTTCAATGTTTCATCTTTATACCAAGGACGAACTTCAGTTAAGATTGGGCATTGTGCTTTTGGATCATACATCTCAACGCAAGGTACTTGTACTTCAATACGTTTGACATTAGGATCACCTTTAACTCCATTGAATGGAAGTTTAATAATTTGTCGTTCTACCCAGAAGTATGGGTTGTTGCTATCTGCATCAGGCAATAGACGCAATGTGGCTGTTGTGCCTTCGTCCATATTCCAGTGGGGGTAGATAGAGTTGTCTGATTGTTTCTGTGTTGAACCAGAAGTTGATTTGTTTTCTTGTGCCGCAATACGGGCACGAATTTCTGCTAATGATGCCATGATTTTATTTCCTTATAAATTGAGATGGTCTCTTTTTTAATATTCGCCGCTTCCCTATGAAACGACTAACATAAGAGT